GGATTCTGTCTCCGATAGCTAGCAACACCTTTTGCGTTTAGACCCCCTGAAGGGTCTTTACCTTCCTTGCGCTGCCAAGCAGGGGATTTTACTCCTCCGCCCTTTTTATAATAAGTCCGCATAACATCGCCTAACTATAGAAGAATGTCATGGCGGTAATATTTGTAGCAGTAGAAACATATACGTCTTCACTACAGCGAATACCGTCATCAGGAATGTTAATCGAATGAGAATCAGACGCTAAGAAGTCAATGTCCAAGACCGTAGCGCCCCCGTTACCATTGGTAACTGTAAGGCGTCCAGCGCCTGCACCTGTTAGAACTTGTACCTGACGAACCCGCGCTGGCCCTACAGCCAACGACCCTGTGCCAGTTACGCGTTTTGTTAATACATCAGAGGACATGGACTAACTCCTTATCCTGCAGATACAGTCAAAACACCTGAGTTACTCCAAAGTTGTCCTGCAACGGATGGATCAGAAGTTGGTAGGTCTGTAAAAATTACAACACTGTTTGTACCGTCGTGTGAGATAGAAATATCTTCAGTGACAGCACCTGTGTTAGCAGCTTTTGTGATTGCTTTAAAACCGTTTTCTGAACGGACTGCACCATTAAAGGTCGAATTAGCCATATGAATCTCCTGTCTTGGCTAGTGTCAGCCGCACCATGCGACTGTCAGGGATTACCTCGATATAACACACAACTAAACAAAAAGAAAGGGGCCACCGAAGCGACCCCTAACTTTGTCTGTATGACCTAACTTACGCTCCGGGTGAACCGAAGATGCCTAGTGGGTCAGATACACCGAAGCTGTAACGCTCACGGGCTTTGTAGCGGCTGTTGCCTGTATCAAAGTCAGCATCCATCGAAGTCGCCATAGGCGCACGAGTGAAATGCTTCAGACCGTTTGGCACGTCTGTCATCAAGAACCAAGCATTGGTGTCTGTCAGATAGTGGTTGACCGCATAGCCTTCAGGAATTGATCCGTTGTTGCGTAGTGCGTTCAAATCGTTATCGGCTGTACCGACACGACCTTCTGTCTCTAGGAGACGAGTTGCCACAAACTGCAGTGCTGGTGGAATAATCAACTTGCGTGGCTGTGATGCGATTAGCAAACCACGTTCGTCTGTCCAACCCGCGATCTGGATAACTGCTGCTTCAAGCGATGTCTCGTTGAGGTCAGCCGCTACCGCTGGGCGGTTTGAGTTAGTTCCACCAGATACCAATGGGTGGTCGGTAGCACACAAAGATTTACCGTCACCATATGTGGTGCCTGCTGCAAAAGCGTTGTTAAGAACTGCTGCAGCTTTAACCTGCTTGGTGTACGCCATCGCACGAGCCAATGCTTTTGTGTAACGAGCAGACAGAGAATCGTAGAGGTTGTCCTCGATTGCTTCTTCTGTGATGCTGAAACCCATTGCAACGGTTTCGTGTGTGTAACGTGCAGTCCACGCTTCTTGTGCATTATCATACTCAATCGCGGCACCTTCGTTTTTAACTGGCGCTGCTGAAAAGCCTGATAATTTGGTTTCCTCTTCGAATGAACGATCTGAGGATTCAGTTTCGTAAATCTCGGCGTGTTCTTCACCGTATTTAGCGTACTCCAATCCAAACAGCGCGTTTAGGCCGGGAAGGAGTTCTTTAAGTAACTGGGCGCGTGAAATAGCCATTGTCTACTCCTCCTTATACGCCAGTCGTGTTGTTATACTGATGACCTGCGTTCCATTTAACGTAGGCTTCAGTGTAACCACCCGAGCTGTTTTTGGTTTCCTCGACCAAACCGACAATGCGGAACGGCAGAGTATTTGTAGTTGCAGACGTATCTGAAATACCACCGCGAGAGTTACCCGAAGTAGAATCACCAGTATTGTCTACACCCGCTACGTTTGCACCAATATCTGTCTGTGCAAGATCACCGATTGTTGTGCCAGATGACAAAACAGCGGCTTTGAACAGTAGATCAGTTGCATCTGCTACATACGCGATGATGTCGCTTGCTACAGTGCCTGCTGGATAAGATTGGCTGTACAATTCATAACCCAAGTTTGGATCAGTGTATCTACAACCCATGAAGACACCAACAGGTGTCATGGCAGCATCAAACGGGTCACGTTCAACAGTGCCTCCGGTAACTAGCGTTACGGCATCGCCAAAAAAGATGCTAGTGTTGTATCCGCTAGCAATCTTCATCGAACGATAAACACCACCAACAAATGGAGTGCCGCTCAACAATTTTACCGGAACGAGTCCATAAGGACCACTTACAGTAGGATAAGCCATTCTAAGCTCCTATTAAGTTCCGTTACCAAAAGTGACCTTCGTCTTACGTTCATTAAACAACGGCATACGAGGGTCGTTTTCCCGCATAAGATTGTTATCCACAGAATGCATCTGAGCCTGCGCCTGATCGTTATAATAGGTGTTGCGCTCTTCAACCATCTCTTTCGGAGCTTTACATAGCATCAAACCACCAATAACCACGTTGTCTTTAAAGCGTTCTTGCTCAATCGCAACAATAGTAATCTCGGGATGATCTGATGCCTTTACAGGCTCCCAACCTTCACGAAGTTTTGAAGAAACATTTGTGGCGTCAACCAGACCCTGTGTACTTACACGTACCCAGTGGAACTCATACCCCGGCTCGGGATTGGGTGAGGGTAATACCTCGGGGCGCGACCAAGCCTTTTTACGAACTGCGCGTTCGCGGGTTTCTAATTCACGGTCAATCCGATTCTCAGCCATTTTCTTTCCTCATATCTAATGCAACCTGTTTGGCGTATTGTTGAGGGGTTAACCCCAACCTTTTAGCGAGTTGAACTTGGGTTTTGGTCAAAGTTACCTTCTTAGGGGCTATGCTCCGCGTTGCGGGTGCGACCACCTGTGTCTTTCGCTTTGGTTCAGCATCCTCGAACTGTTCGGGGAATACTTGGCGCATACGAGCATCAATCGTCTCGTAGTATTCATCACTTTGCGGGCTTACGCCCTGTTTGACAAGTTTACTGTGCAACCCCAGCGCTAAACTCGTCATTTCATCGTCGGGTCCAAACCACGGATTGGCTTTCTGCCAAGCTGCGGCCCGTTCATCGACTTGTACTGCCGGGGCGGGTTCTGGTTGTAATGCTACAGGAGTTTCTGTTTCCTGTAAAGCAGGCAGTTTGAAGTTTGCTAGCCTATCAGCCTTTAACTTAGCAGATGTTAACTTTTCTTGTGCTTCAAGCACAGCTTCTGAATCACCAGACTCATACGCCTCTTTATACGCACGTTTAGCCGCTTCTGTTTCAATGACTGCGTTTTTCTTAGCTTGGTCAAGCAATGCAACTTGATTTTTATTAACATTGCCCTTCAGCTTCTTATTTTCTTCCATAAGCTGCTGAGTTACACGTTCAAGCTCTTGACTCTGACGTATGGCTTCTTCTTTTGCCCTGCGTTCGTCGTGGTAACCCTTAGTAAAATGCTTGATCCGTTTTTGAACTTGTTCTGAATACTTTTCAAGTTCTTCTTCGGTTACATCTTCAGGCGGTTCTGATGGTTTACGATTGCGATCAGCTTTTGGCGTATCGTCAACCACTTCAATTTCAAATTCGTCATCAGAATTATCCGCTTTGCTTTTAGTTTTAGCCGTTTGTTCTGAATCTGTCTCCATTTCTGCTGCAAAATCATCTGCGGTCTTTTTACCTGTGACATCAATTTCGACTGCGTTAGTTTTTTCAACATCTACGTTCTCGTCCTCAGTTTCTGGGAACTCAAATTCTACTTTTTGGAATGCCATCTTTATGCCCTCTGAATGCCTGTTGGATCAGCTACAACAGCCTCTATAGAATCATCGTTCATCAACCGATATTCTATATTACCTATTGTAAAACGTGTACCTGAATTCATACGGAACATAACGTAATCACCTTCTTTGCACCAAGGTCCAGTCGGAAACCGTTCTTCATCTCCGTATGCTTGGTCACCTAATTCTACAACAAGGCCGATGATTGACATGATGTGATCTCGGGACCGCTCCGTATCGGTCTTCAAGATGCTGGTACCTTCGTACGTTTCTTCTGGTTGCGGTAGTGCTACGAGTACGCGGTAGCCTACGGGTCTTGGGAGTTGTAACTCCAACTCAGCATCGCTGATTTTAACTGCTGCTTCAGTCATAATCGTCATCCATATAGTTTTTCGCAAGGTCTTCAATGTAAGATTTGGTGGCTTCGAGACCCCGAATTAAGCCAACAACTTCCCTATAGTTCGCATAATCTTTAGGTGATCCTGCGTTTAGGAAACTCTGTGCAGACGATATATCGTCGTTGATTCTATCTTTCAGCACGTCAAAGACGGTTTTAGCCATTAGGCGTTACTTCTCCTGTTTTGGTTTCTGATTAGCCTGCGCCATACGAGCAAGTTCTAGTTCGACCTTGTTATCCTCAATGCGCTTCGCTGTAGCATCTTTGACGCCTTGGCGTTTCGCATCTATGGCGAGTTCAGCTTTGTCGATGTTGATCTGTTCTGATGCGATCTTAGCATCAACCATCATCTTCTGCTGTTTCTGTTGCAGTTCGCTTTGCTTCGCTTGAGCATCCACTTGGTCTTTAGCCATCTTACGCTGCTGCTCTTGCTGTTTGATCTGCAGCTCTGCCTGTTTCATCTGAATGATCGGGTCTTGCTGCTGTTGCTGCGCCTTCTGCTGTGCGGCTTGCTGTTGATTTGCTTGTGTAAGTTGCTTGCCTGCGTCTGCAACCAGACGTGACAGTTGGACTTCAATATCTTCTGGCAGCTCTTCATTCGGAGCGGGTAATGGCGCACCTAGTTTCTCTTCGATTTTTTGTCGGTATGAGAACCCAAGGTGTTCGGCAATATGGGCCTGTAAAGACGCCACAATCTGTTTTGCCTGTGGGTTTTGCCCAATCATCTGTGCCATCATCGGGTCTTGCATAAACGACACATGCGTAGCGATATGCGCTTCGTGGTCCTGATAGATAAATGCCTTCATCGGTTTGCCGACAAGTGCATCCATGTTCTCGCTGATTGGGTCTGTGGGTTTCGCATCGTCCTTTGTAGGTACGAGTTTATCCGCATTCTTGACTCCTAACACCTCTATCATCTGACGGTGTAGCTGTGGCAGGTCGTAAATCTGCGGTGCCTGTTGTGCCATTTGTAGTACAGCTTGGTACTGTACCACTCGTTGTGCCATCGTAGAGCTGTTAGGATCGCTCACAGGGATCACATCGACCATCATGTAGTCTGCCTGCTTGGCGGTCACTTCGCCTCTCAGCGGCTCGTATGCGTACTCTGTGGGCGCATACTCTGCCATGATAGCCTTGAGCAGCTTAAACTCTTGCTTCATCGCATAGTGTACACGCGCCTGTACTGCAGCCATAGGCTTCAGAGTACGCTCTAACAGGGCCAGTGTGGTCCCAACGGGGGCGTTAGCCGACATGTCCGAGATGTTCATGTCACTAATAGCGCCTAGCCTACGTCCTTCGGTCGTAATTTGATTCAGTAAGGCAAGAAGGGTTTGGCTAGGTTCCTTGTACGGGAGAGGCATAATATTGTCACGGATGCTACCAGACGGTACGTCTAGATCCTTAAACTCACCCGGTTCTATCGGTGTGTCGTCTCCCTTGATACGCAGTCCACGCGATTTCAGCCCGCCCGGGAGGTTAGAGAGCGTACCCGCATCGACTAACTGGCGTATTAAGGAAGTTCCTGCTTTGGCATACCCGCCAATGATATGGATAAGACCAAGGCCATAGAAGCCAAACCCCGGCACATATACATAATGGACGAAGTGTTGGCGCTTGAGGGTCAGGGAGTCACCCTCCTCGTAGTTTCTACGGACCGCCAACACTTCGCCACTTCCACGCTCAATGGTGACGACATAGGGACGAGCAATCTCATCGTCATCATCTATACCTTCAATCAGAAGGTCCGCATGGATTTCATAGACAGCGTAACGATCATCATTGGTCAACGAATAACCGCCTTCTTCCGCTTTTTTCTCTTCTATGTCAGTGTGAAATGCTTCTGGTTCACCAAGGTCAATATCCCTGTAGAACCCAGCAGCCTGTAGCTTCTTTAGCTCATTCTTTGTCTTACGCATGATGTGCGTAACACGTTCTGCAGACTCAATATTAGACGCACCGTACGGTACAATTACATCTTCTGCGGATATGTAGATAGCAGCCTGACGACCTAGATTAGGATCGAAATAGACTTTTTTAAACGCCGACCCAGCCAACCCAAGGCTATACAGCATCCGTTCGTGTTCGGGGCGGTACTCTACCATACGCTCCGTCAATTCATAATTCATGTCCGCTCTTACACGGGCAGCGGCTTCTTCCTTCTCACGCGTTTCTTCGCCAAGGATTTTTGTTTTTACTGGCCCCGCTGCGGGGAATGTTTCAGACATTGTTTCGGCTTGGAACCGAATTGCCGCTTCGGCAAGGATAGTAGAGAACACGCCGCACGCGCCTTCCCATGGATTTGTACGTTCTTCGTACTTAAACCCTAGTACATCCAAGCCTTTGACAAAGGTATCTGCCCAGTCTTTGCGACTATCTATGTCCGTTTGCACTTGCTCCATAAGATCATCTGACAAAGCCGCTAGGTCGCTTTCGTCCATAATTTCTGCTAGATTGGCACCAAATTCAGTAAAGTCTGCCTCGGTTCCGGGGATGATGGTCACTTCCATACCACCGTCAGATAAGGTTACAGCCGCAGGATCAACGATTTCGATCTCTACTTCAGGAATCTCCATCTCTTCGATGTCGGTTAAGTCTTCATCCAACCCAAGCGGGGCGGAGAATATTCCTTTTTCAATAGCCATAGCTTACCTCTTAATAATATCCACCGCTGCGCCGTCTCCAGTACCGTGGTTCTTCTGGTTCATCAGTGGGTAGTCGGATAAAGCCGCCTTGTCGAAACCGCATTAGAGCCATAACCGTCGAGTCCACAAGGTCATCATTACTCATAAATGGGAATCCTGCAATCTCTTCCACTACTTCTTCTGCCCACCGTGTCTGCGGCACCCATACAAGTTCGGACGCTATTATGTCCGCTACAGAGTTGAGGCGTGCCGTTTTATCCCCAGACCCCCTATGTGGGGTATACTCTGATATGGGTAGGCCCATACGTCGCATTTCTTGGTATAAGGCTACCCCAGAACTCTTTTTCTCGACTATAAACGAATCTGGTTCCCAGTCCATGTATTCATCCATGGCAAGTTGTTTAAGCTCTGGAAACTCCATACGCTGTTTTATGCTATTTAACAATATAATATTGTACGCGTTGGTTTCTTCGTTCAAGAAAACGCCCCATGTCGTAAGCGCTGTAAAGTCTGCACGGTTGTGTTTCTCGGCTGCGGCATCAAGCGACATGATAATATACTCACAGGATGGCGGTGACTCATGTGCCCACGTTTGCCACCATTCTCGCTTAACGATAGCGGCTTCTTCTGCAGTAGGTTGCTGTTGATACTGTGCATTCCATTGGAACGTAGGCATCGACGCCTTTGTACGTAACAACGCATCCAGATCAAAAAACTCAGGCCATAACGGTTTCTGTACTTCTTTCTTGGTCTTCTTGTTAAATGTGTCTAATATTGCGGGAAACTCAACAATTTCATACTGATCTGACCGTTCGTTCTGTGTCATATCCCGTATAACACGTCCTGTCAGATCATCCATGTGCCAACGCGTCTGGATTATTGCAACCCTACCGCCCGGCATAAGGCGAGTACGGGCACCGAAGGTAAACCACTCGTATGCCTTTTCGAACACGTCGAAGTTTCCATTAATAACGTCTTGCTCAGAGTGAGGATCATCAACGAGCAAAAGATCAGCACCACGACCAGCCAATGCTGACCCAATACCACACGCATAGTATTCACCTCCTACATTGGTGTTCCATCTACCCGCTGACTTACTATCCTGTGCCAGTTGCACTGTAGGAAATATCGCACGATACTGATCTGTGGCGATTAAGTTACGCACTTTACGCCCAAAATCCACCGCTAGGTCGGTAGTGTGAGATACCATCATTACCTTTTTGTCTGGATTACGCCCTAAAAACCACGCTGGGTAGAATATAGAAACAAGCTGGGATTTGCCGTGACGGGGCGGGATATTAACGCAAACACGGTCTTTATCGCCCTTCTCAATACCCATTAACATGTTAGCCAGTATACGGTGGTGCTTACCAACTATGAAATCAGGCATCATCAGCTTGCAAAACTCTATCAGATCGTCATACGCAGCCTTATGCATGGTGCGATTGTGTAGTTCATCCACCATTCGGTCGATTTCTGCTACTTCTTCTGCGCTAAATTCGTCCAAATTAGCCAACATGGCCTCAATATCGGCCTCGTCGAAGTCCAGAACGTCAATCATCGTCGTCAAACCCGAATTCTTCGTCGGTATCTAGCAATTTTGCTTCTATAACCGTGGCGTCTTCTATTTCTGGTTGTGGATTTACCAGTTTTGCAAGTTTACCGCGTAGTTTTTCTTTAATGTCTTCGGTTGTCTGGTGGGTAATTGTTACTTCAGACTTCTCAGTGAACAACCCTACGTCTGAAATCTTACCCAGCAACTCCAGTGCACGCATACGTACCCTTGGATCAGGGTTTTCGCTCTCAATAATCAGCTTATTGGTCACTAAATTACGTAATTGCTTCGATGACTCCACTACAGAATGGTTAAATTCGGCTATGATGTTACTTGTTAGGCGCACGGACGCAGGTGTTAGGGTCGCGGCACGCTTGTTGGTCACCCTAGTAGATGTTTTGTCGGGGTCTTGGGCGTATGCAGTAGCTAATGTAGCAGCGATTTCCTTGTCTTCCTCGGTAGGTTCGAGGTCAACACCGTACTTTTCAAGCTCATCGACAGTTTTACCCAATGCTTCCGCACGTTCGGGTAGAGGTATCTGTTTAACCTCATCCTCAAGGGGTACACCCATTTCTGGAATAGCATTTATTGTCATCATACATCGCAGGTTGGTAACCGATAACGTGATAATAGATTACAAAAAATTTTTTGACAAGGGTTTTGAAAAAGAGGTGGGGGGTATCCTATGTGGGGCAAAACGGAAAATTAGGTCCATGTTTGTGTTTATTAGTATGTGTATGTGTATGTGGAGTCCCAAGCTACACGGCGGGGGGTGGTAGGGGGGTGGTGTTGCGTATAGCGTGATTTAGGGAATTCCCTAAATGGTATTTAGTGACAAGCAATGCCATATGGTGCAATCTAATGCAGCTTTATCTATTGCTTAACATGTTATCAGATGCCATAAATAACTTATCAGGACGGCGGAACATTGGGTTCTGCGCTGATTAACTTATGGAGACTAACATGTCTAATGTTCTTAATAACGCAATCGCTTTGTCATCAATCAAAGAAGCTTGGTACGCAAAGCTTGGTGGTGAAGCTAAGTTTGACAATCACCTCGACAGTGTATCAAAGCACATGCGCTGGACAGATGCGGTTGCACCAACAAAGAATAACCTTGCCTCTGGCAAATCAACCGCAACCAAAGAAAGCCGCGAGGAATTGGTTGCCTTGTTCGGTAAAATCCTTAAGGCAAAGAAACGTGCGCACGACAGTGAAGCAATTGGTTCTGCAATCACTGATCTTAAGAACGCTTTGATGCTGCGCCAAGCACCCGAGCTATACGCTGCGACAGGTGGCAAGCTAAACAAGATTGACCGTGTTGAAAACGGCAAGGCAGATGTCAAAGCAAAACCTGCGCCTAAATCAACCTTGGAAATGCGCGATCAATTAATCACCAATGTCAAGAACTGGGTCGAGAAAAACAAAGACGATCTGGGTGATGATTACACGTCAACACGCAAGGCGATCTTGACCGCAATGGAAACATTGAAGATCAAACGCTAACATCTTATGGGCAGGCTTCGGTCTGCCCAAACCCATTTAGGGAATTCCCTAAACAACCTTGGAGTAAATAAAATGACTAACCTTGAAGATGCCTTGAATGAGGCAAGAATGAATAACGTATTCGCTAATTTAGAACCTGATACATGGCAACCGATTGGCGGTGTTGTTGGTGCAATAGTCGATAAGGCAAAACAGAAACGTGATAATCGTGCCCTAGCAGAATGGGCAGGATATGAAGATGATGACCTAGATGAATGGTTGTGGTAACACCTTACGGGGAGGCTTCGGCTTCCCCACTTTTTTTATGCCCAGTGATACCAGTACCCCAGTTGCGCCACGCATCACTTGTTGCATATTGTTTCATTTTGTTATAGCTTGGCATTGGCTCATACCATAGCGCCCGACTTGGCCCACTTCGGTGGGTCTTTTTTTATTTAGGGATTTCCCTAAATCACCTGATACCAGTACCCCAGTAGCGTTACGCGTTACCATAAGATGTCATGTTCCGTAGGGGTTAGCGCATTACCCCTCACATTTAGGGACTTCCCTAAACCATTTGATACCAGTATCCCATCAGCGCCACGCGTCTCGCAAATGCTAAGTCATTGAAAACAAACAAATGTTCCATATGTTCCACGCATGTTCCATTGCAATGGGGGTTTAAGTCATTGATTTTAAAGAAATGTTCCATTTGTTCCATAATTAGAAGTATATATATAAAGATTTTATTGAAGGGGAAAGAAGGGCACCTTCTGCGTAAAACATCCTTCACACAAACAGACATATTATATATGGAACTTTTGAACATTGGAACATCCCTTTAATTTCAGTCACTTACAGACACACACAACGGAACATTGCGTCACCTACCACGTTTACCCACCATACGATAGTTTGTGACACGTATTGACATTTCCTGATATTTGTGATATAACTACAGAGTAGTTAGCGCGATGTTAGCTACCGAGGCACCAATGTGTCTCGTCCACATCAACTTTCATTTAGGGAATTCCCTAAATCATTCGGAGGTCAAAAATGCCACGCAAACATTACACGCCTGAGTGTGTCGGATGCGGCGAAGTCTACAGCGTTCGTCGTGCACGTCTGGGATACAACGTCTGCCTACAATGCGGCGACTACCAAGCCACGAAGCAACGTGCAAGCTATTGCATAGTGCCGCTCCCCAAGCAGGGCTACACGCTCGTAACGCGCAAGGATGACTTGCTGCATCTAAACCAAAAGACCCGATAACAATTAGGGAAATCCCTAAATCAAATGGAGAATGACAATGAATAATATTCTTGATCTACCGCAAATCGAAGTGCCTAGCATTTCATCATCTGCAATGACCGTAGATTTCAACGCGTCCGTATGGACTGCCAAAAAGCAAGACCGCAAAGCGTCCAACGATGTAACGACCTTTGCAAACGCCGACAAAGGCGTGGCTGATGTGCGTAAGAAGTTACTAGGTAACTGTGAGGAATTGATCGCAGTTCAGAAGTTCGCGGCTAACACGCGCAACATACACTACAGCATGACGCAGCCTTGGTCAGACAATGGCACACGACTGCTCACTACCATGCAATTCCCAAAATACCATGAGGTCATGACTGACTTACAGCATGAGTTCGAACGTCTGGTCGAACAGTTCATGGGTGTGTACGAGTGGAAGGTGATGGAAGCCCAAGCCAAGCTAGGTACACTATTCCACCGCGACGAGTATCCGACGAGTGACACAGTGCGGCGCAAGTTTGCGTTCCGTCTATCCTATGACGAGTTACCAGATGGTGGCAACACTGGTAATTGGGTACTCGACCTACCGCACGAAGCCTTGAACATGGTACGCGCAAGCGCGGCAGATACATATACCACACGTATCACTGCTGCTATGAACGACCTATGGCAAAAACTGTTTGACAACTTGACCACACTGGCGCGTCAACTGGACGTGAACGAAGAAGGTAAGGGCAATCGCCTGTATGACAGTGTGTTTGACCGTGCCATCGAGCTGACTGAGATGCTGCGTACATGTAACATCACACATGACAGCCAGATGGAAGCCATGCGTCAACGGTTGGAACAAGCGTTCCATATCTCGGGTGATCGTACACTGAACCTAGATCAGATCAAGAACAGCCCATCGCTGCGTGAAGAAACACGTAACAAAATCACCGCTGCTATCGCAGCATTACCAAGTCTGGACATGTAATGCTCGGTAACATCATCGGGGCGCTATGCGTATTTGGCGTCCCATTCGCACTATTAATCATCGCTCATGGATTTGGGCATTAATCAATTAGGGAAATCCCTAAATCAAATGGAGAATAAAAATGAACAACGCAACTCAAATGTACGCACTGGGCCTCGACCAATGTATAACACTGATCGGAGCCATCGGTCACGAACGCACCGTCCTATTGCAGGGTGACATCGGTAACGGCAAATCATCCACGCTTCCTGAGTTGGGCAAGCTGAAACCTAATCATAGGATGTTCTATGTAGACTGTACGAGCCTTGACCTTGGCGACATCATGATCCCAATGATTATGGAGATTGACGAGAACAGTAAGTTCGTTCGATACGTCACCAACGAAGAGTTGGGGCTGCACACAGATGGGCCTGTCATCATTATGATTGACGAGTTCGGTAAGGCTAATCCATCCGTTAAACTTGCACTACTACGCTTGATACTGGAGCGTAAGATCGGCAGCTACACGCTGCACCCTGACAGCATTGTGTATGCGACGACCAACAAAGGATCCGAAGGTGTGGGTGACATGTTACCACCACACGCACGTAACCGCATGACTGTGATACAGGTTCGCAAGTCCACTAACATGGAATGGATCGAATGGGGTATCAACAACGGTATCGACCACACCTTGCTTGGTTGGTGTAAAGATAACCCCCAACTGTTCTATTCGTTTGAAGATGTGAAAGACCCTGACGAAAACCCTTACATCTTTCATCCGAAGCAACAACGAGCCGCGTTTGTGACACCTCGTTCGTTACATGCTGCGTCTGACATATTACACCAACGCCATGCGTTTGACGATCAGACACTGACCGCAGCATTGATGGGTACTATCGGTGATCGTGGTGCGATGGACTTGATGGCGTTTGTCAAACTAGCTGACCAACTGCCAAGCCTACAGTCTATCAAGGATGATCCGAAGAATGCCAAGGTGCCTGACAGTGCAGCGGGTATTTGTATGGTCGTGTATCGTACGCTTGCATCTATCGAAGCTAACTGGATCAACGCGTGGATGGATTACATGCCACGTCTCGACATCGAGGCACAGGGTATGTTCGCCAATGGTGTACGTGCACCCAAGTACAGCAAGCAGTCGATGGTCATGAAGAACAAGAAGTTCACACAGTGGGCTATGAACAATAACTACATGTTCGCGGCAGACAAGAAGTAAATAGGGAATTCCCTAAATGGAGTATATGAAATGTTAACGATAGGTAAACAACTAACAGAGGAGCAGCGGCTGTCAAAAGCAGTCGTTGACGTAATGGGCAAGCTGCCAGAGATTGCAGGATTGTTGATGATCGGTAGCCGTGTGGTCGATGATACTGTACCAACAGCATGTACCAACGGACGTGACGAGTGGTACGGCAGGGCGTTCATCGCAGCACATAACGATGCAGAGGTACGCTTCACTGTCATACACGAAAACTTTCACAAGATGTATCGACACCTCATAACATGGGCGCATCTGTGTGCTATAGATATGGATACAGCCAACATCGCAATGGACTACGACATCAATGGTAAGATCATTGACGAGTATGGACAGGATGGTTGGGTCACAATGCCAACAGGCGGGTGCTACAATCCTAAGTACAAGGGTTGGGGTACAGCTAAAATCTTTTGGGACATTTACAACGAAGGTGGCGGCGGTCATCCCAAAGGGTTCGACAGTCATGATTGGGAAGGTGCGCAAGACATGACAGCCGAGGAGCAGCGCGAGATACAACGCGAGGTGGACGAGGCGTTACGTCAAGGTGCGCTAGTGGCAGGCAAGATGGGTAGCGGTGGGAACCGTGACTTGGACGAATTGCTACAGCCCAAGGTCGATTGGCGTGAGGTGTTGCGTGAGTTTGTGCAGACTACATGCGCGGGCAAAGACTACTCAACATGGAAGAAACCAAACAGACGTTACATCGGTGCGGGCATCTACATGCCAAGCGGCATCTCAGAACAAGTTGAGTGCATCGCAGAACACAACGATATGTCTGGCTCTATTGGCAAGCGAGAACAGCAGATCATGATTAGCGAGTTGGTCGGCATCTGCGAACAGGTCAAGCCTGACGAGTTACATGTAAGCTATTGGGACACCGAAGTGTGTGGCTATGAGAAGTATACCAATGACGAGTTGGATACGGTGGCATCACGCACGAAACCTGTCGGCGGTGGCGGCACTGACGTAACATGTGTGCCAGAGTATCTGCGTGAGCATGGCATCAAGCCGCAAGCGTCTATCGTGTTTACAGATGGCTACTTGTACGGTGGTTGGGGCACGTGGGATCATCCAGTGTTGTGGGTCATTGTCGATAACAAGCGAGCCAAACCAGATCACGGTGTTGTCGTGCATGTAAGTTCGGAGGATTTGTGATGGACTATAATCCGTTTATTACATGCCCTGAGTGTGACGGTACGGGTGAACAAACACGCGAACGTCGAGAGCCGTGGATAGCACGTGATACGCCGCCAAGCCTTGAAGAATACAAGGTGCAGTGTGACAACTGCTATGGACTAGGGGAGATACAACGTGACGACTGATGCACGAGCTGAACCTACGTCTGACGTTCTACCTAACACGTTAGAAGTAGCACTCAAAGCTATAGGCGTCATATCGACTAAACCAAAAGAGCCGAAGGTGGAGCGTAGTTTCACCTTCAGAACACCAACCTTTGACGAGAACGGAGAACCAGACTTTTGATAGAACACTTTACTATCCTTGTACTGACGTACACAGTAGGCAGCTATGATTTACAGTCTAGCACTGTATTTCCTAGCGCAAAAGAATGTGGTGACGCGTTACCCGCATACCACGAACCGATCTATGCGTTTGATAAAGACAGCATGGGTCAATGTATCGAAACGGACGTTATGTCCAAATCAATAAGGCCAAAGACAAGGCCACAATCAATGGAGAATAAGTAGCCGTCATGGTTATAGAAAACAAAACTGCACAAAAAAGTCACACACGTTGGTCATCAACTGAACTTGAACGTGCGCTTCATCTTAAAAACCAAGGTGTAAGATACCCAGACATTGCAAATGCGATAGGTCGTTCACCTAAATCTGTGGAAGTGAAGCTGAACAAATGGCTTAAAAGTATGAGGGATGCCTCAGAGCAAGCTGTCGCGTTGGCTAACAAGGAGCCGTTTGATCTTGACGCGCTTGTTGATAGTTTGGACGACCAACCAGAAATCTTTGCTGAACCAGTGACCCCTACACGTGCCAAGCCGAAGCATTACCTACGCCACGTAGGGTTCGAGCACAAAGAAGATGCTAAAGCGATGGGTGCACTATGGGATGGCATGTGTTGGTTCATTCCCAATCATGTGACAGGTGACGCACGTGAAGCATTGGCATCTAAGTATGGCCCAGTGTGTTATGGCAATCACTCTGCCCGAGGCAAGGGACAATGGGATGTGTTCGTATTCGCGGACGGTGAGCCTGATGCAGAACCTACCCCGGGAAGAGTTGACGTAAAGGCCAAGCCAAAAGCTGTTACACAGAAGAAGGCACAGCCCGTCGTTGAAGCTACAGGTAATAACAATATTGCTACAGGCAATAACAATGTTGCTACAGGTAACTCAACAGACGCGGATGTGTTTATTATCCGTATACCCAAGCGTTTTGTTTGGGGGGTACTGGTATCAATATTGGTAGTCGCTGCATGGTATGTCGGTAAAACATATTGATTTAGGGAAATCCCTAAATGGAAGGGGTGGCGTGGTGTCACCCCATAACAATGGAGAAAGAAAATGGCCTTATATTGGCAAAACGTAAAGCTTAACACATTCGATAGAGTAGCGGCACACTACGATGCTATTAAGCCGTTACGTGGTAAACTTGCACCGCACAACGTGCGTCCCATCGGTGATCGTGCGAGGAAATGGGAGCGGATCAAAAAGATAAACGACAACTGTTACTTGCTGATGGATGGGTACTACAGTGGCGATGATGTATTCCGTGGGTGGTACACTAACACTAACACTAACGAAGTAGGCCCAACGGAAGCCGAGATGATTAATCTTGCACCAATCGTATGGCGTAAGCACAGAGATGGTACGACGACAATCAAGGTGCGTAATGGTACAGGGCGAGGTGCACACAATGGTCGGTATAGTTTCTTAGACAGACACTTGCCACATGGTATGCGGTTCATCATCCGTAACGGTAAACACTTCATCAAAGCGAATGGCACAGAATACTATCTTGCCAAGAGTAAGACCACAGCCAAGCACACAGTGCCGAAGCCTGAACACAAGAACAGATTTAACAGTTATCTTACCGCACGTGATGATGGTGTGGCGCTGACGTTCCGTGTGCATCACCATGATATATCTTTTGTGGACGGTGGTAAGCCGCTGCCTGTACCACCCAAGGTACGTGTGGACAAAGAAGCCAAGGCCAAGATGAAGGACGCTATCGCAGAGTTTCGTGCTTGGGCGTTCACTATGTATCCGCTGCTACCTGTGAGAGATCATGAGTACGGTGAACGTATGCGCGAGGAGGTACGTGAAACGCTAGGTATACGTGGGTGGACGTGGAACATGCTTGATCTGTTTGATGCACAAGTGGCGAAGCAGATCATACGTGATCCTGACCACACACTACGTGTGCACCTAATGTATTCTATCATGGGGCAGACTGACTACCATCTGTCTAACACGTACGGCAGTGACGAGGCTCATACCAAAGCAGTCAAAGCACAGTTCAACAGTAAAATTAACAAAGCCTGTGGCTTCAACAAAAAAGTGAAAGGGTAAAGAATGTCTATAACACCTATGACAGTAGCGGGAGCACTCGCAGCGTTCGAGGAAAACCGAGAAAAACGAATAAGCGAACACGGGCGCAGACCCCAGCTACTAAATTTCATCCGTGCAGTGGAGAAATCTGTACGTATAAAGACAATACCACGTGACAGACAGACAGCGTTTGTTTACCGCGAAGGTGATCTCATGACCATGGGGTACATCGGGTATGGTGACTTTGCGACCAGTGTGAATGGTTATGATAAGTATATCGTGTGTTCGCGTCATATAGAAAACAACAAGTATTGTTCCAGTGGCGATCAGCACAACATGCGTATGGCGATGAACATGGATACCGCTTTGAAACATGCTAAGAGAAACCTGACACCGTTCACAGTCAGTGAGTGCGCTACCGCCTTGATCCGAGGCGTGAAGCAAGAGGTGGGCAATTTCAGTCGTGATGTACGAGCAAAGTATGACCATGCAAAACTTACTGTTGGCCTAAACACAAGTTATGGTCATGCAGGTAAAGCCGCAGATCGGTTAATGGCAGAGTTGCGTTTGATGGTGCAGTCTGGGCATCAGTTTGTTGACAAAGAGTTGGACGCTGACATCCGTACTATGTTTGCTGAACAGGAAGAGGCTAATAGGTTCCGAGGCGGTGCTGTGCCAATGGATTTTGTTACGCTGTCGTCGAAGTGGGGTAGAAACATAGTGGAGTGTGTGCGTATACGAGACGTAACAGGCTTCATGCATGACATCGACAGTGTGACAAGTTATGAGCCTGATGCTGTGCCTGACGATATAAGCCACAAGTGCGCGGCGTTAAGTATGTGTGAAGATGATCACTTTGTCGAAGGCGTTGGCTATCGCGTAAATGACCGCACATTCTACCTTTATACGTAAGGTGTTAACACATGGGTACAACAGATGGTATAACCTATCGTGTAAACGTAGCGTTTGATACTAAACAGGTCACGATCACAAGTTTTGGTATTGGGAAGGTTGACAAGGAAGTCGATGGTCATTACAATTCTGTGGACGAGCTACCAAACTGGATGCAGGAGCGACTAGCTACGCTCACTATGCTGAAGGTTCCACCACCACCTAACGATGTAGATGGCGTGGGTGCACGTATTGGCCCATACTTGTTCTGGGTCTACAAATAGGGAATTCCCTAAATGGCGAGGGGTCACGGCTCCTCGCTTGGGGGTACTGGTATCATGGAGAACGACAATGACACCCGAAGCAAAAGTTAAAAAGAAAGTAGTCGCAATACTTAATGAAGCAGGGGCGTATTACTTTTATCCTGTGACAGGGGGCTATGGGCGTAGCGGGGTGCCCGATATTATAGCGTGTTACAAGGGGATGTTTATAGCTATCGAATGCAAGGCGGGTAACAATAAACCGACACCGCTGCAAAACAAGAACCTAAAAGAGATAGCCGATGCAGGTGGGATAGCAAAAGTTATTAACGAAGATAACATACACGAAGTCAAACGTGTATTGATGGGTTAACCCTAGCTGTGAGTGGGTCGCGGTTTGAACATTATCCGCAAAAACCGCAGCAGTACGAGCGAATGCACTCCATGGAACGTACCTTTCTTGTGTTTGTGATCGTACCGAAGAAACCGCGTCATGGTTAGTCCCTGTGTTGCTTGTAGCATGGGGCACCACTTTAACAATGGAGGTAATAGAATGGGTGACGAGCAGCTAACAACTTTTCAAGCAGCGCATTTGAAATGGCTGAAGCAACAGGTAAACAACTTACAGGATTTGCGGTACACGAGTAAAGCGCCTCAAGACTTGGACCGACAGCTATTTGCCGCACGTGAAGAGTTGGATAATTACGTCGAGGCGTTACGCAAGGCAGGAATAAACATATGAACCGCGAAGCGTATGAGGAGTTATACCGACAGAAGTGGTTGGCGCAGAATAAGATCGACAGGGAAGTAAATAATAAATTGAAAGAACCCCCTGTCAACTACAAGCAGCAGCGTGAGAATGGGCTGAAAGGTGGACGCCCACGACAGGCGGATAATGAACCACCACGTGACATCACAGCGAAGCTATCCGAAAAGGCTAAAGTTGTTAACAGGATGTTACACAAAGGTATGAAACTGCGTGAGGTCGGAGAGATACTTGGCATAAGCCATCAAGCAGTATCACACATAAAGCAACAATATGGCTTGCCTAGAAAAGATGTAAAATAGGAGAATGACATGGCTAAAAAAACTAAAGCGGAAAAAATATGGGCGTACAAATTGAAGCACCCAGAAGCGTCAAACCGTGAGATAGCGACTGCTACTAAAACGTCCTATGCCTACGTTTGGAAGCTAATGAGTAAGATCGGTACGCCGAAGGAAGTGTTAGAAAAGGACGTTGTTTCA